GTTGTTACATTCTGGACTATTACAGCCGCTCTCTCACTTCCTACTTAAAATAGTAGGTTGCGTACCCTCCTGTAAATCAGGAGTGACTTCAAGTTCCCAGGGATGGGAATTTGTTAAAACACTGGATCCGTTTGATCCCACATTAAATTGGTTGTTCCGTGATGACGGGACTCCCAACTTTGGTGTGAGCACAGACCTGGTGACAAGTACGGATTTTATGAATCCGTACAATACTCGTACAGTGATTTCATTCCTGTGCGATAAATACGGTGTACCAAAATGGTATGCCGACGCGTGTAGCGATGCGCTTACACGCCCTAGAAACTGCTTTTATGGGGGTAAACTATTAGTAACCACTAAGCGTGGTTGCCTAATGGGTGACCCTGTTACAAAAGTAGTTCTCACATGCGTTCAACTCGCATGTGCAGTTATGGTTGAATACATCCATAAAACTTTCGTCTACAGTATTGTAGGCGATGATTTCGTCGGGGTTTATAAAAATCCCCGATGTGGCGCCGCATTCATAAATAGTTTACATGATGCGGGGATGAAAGTATCCGATGAGGATACTTACATATCGCAATACGCGGTATGGTACGCGGAAGAAGCAATGCTTATTCCGGATAGTCGCCATGATTCATGGCCACTAGTTAAACGAAGCCGAAATTGGGGCCGTCTTCCTTACGTAGACTTCCCTAAAATTAGGCTTTGCCTCGATGTGCAGAAGCACATAGGGGGATCAGGAACGTTTTCGGAAACGTTCCAGGGCCGTATCCATCAAATGGGTAAGGCAATGGCATATATGAACCCACATATCCCACAGCAAAGCCTGCATTTAGCAAGCTTCTATCAAGATGTATCCCTACCTCTTTGGAACTGGCACGGGGTCGATTATGCGCCCGCCCAGATCACAGGAGTGGGAAAACCACCCCTGTTTTACTCATCCAGAGCTTGGGTATCTTGGATGAGACAACATCATCGAGGAAAATTTATTCCACGATATGCAAATTTAGTGTATATCTGTAAAGAAGCACTAAAAGAAAAGGGACCCATTTATGATGGGGACCTTACGCTAGGAGTTGCAATAAACTTCTGGCATAAATCAAGGGAACACCCTTGGGTTTATCAGTTAGATAAAATGAAGCTAACTGATGATATCGAGCAAAACTTCATTGCTCGACTACCCAAATATACTGATATTTGGGATGGAATACTGTCTCGTTTGAAACAGTATGTTATTTCCGAAGCTGAAATCTTCGGAAAGTTACTGGCAAATGATTTTGTCAGATCATTGTTCGATGAAGAACAACTATATCAGTCGAAAGAATTTTCGATTGATGACATACAAGCATTAGATGCTAGTA